CCAGAACCGTCGCTGTCGCTGGGCAGATACTTGCCTAGTTCAAAACGGTGAGTCTTCATCATCCCCACCCATGCTGTTCAAGATTTCACGTAGTTTTGTCGATTCTACGTTGGCTCGAACTTTGCCTAAACTAGCGCCTTGGGTAGGATTAATCTCACCTGTTTCTTGGTCTACTTTTTGCACTTCTGTCTTACGTTTTATTGAATCAATTATACTACTTGCGCCTCTGCTCGCACCATTATGGCTTTCTTGTTCTTCTTCTGGCAAATCGCTGATTTTCAATGTTTCTAGATTAAATTCTAAATCTACTTTCTGTCCAACACCGCTACTGCTACGAGTTTTCATCAATTGTATCTGATAGCGACCACGTTCACGCATAGCACGACTAGTAAAGATACCAAACACATTATCTGCTGTTTGAATCTTACTAAGTCCGCCTGAAATATGACTGTGATCGAATTCAACTTCTTCAACTGCACCACGATTCAACTGTGCCGCTGTAACAAAGATACATTGTTTTTCCATTGCTAGATTACGAAGTTCTTCTGATACGTATTTGTCTTTGATAAACAGATTTTCTGCACTGATCTTACGACTTGCAGGCATCAACAAATCTAAATAGTCTACTAACAGCACATCAATCTTAGATCCTGTTTTGATTTCAAACTCTTTCATATACGCTCTTAGATCGTTAGCAGTCTTACCCGATGGCATATATTTGATCTGTAGTTTGCCTGATTTCTTTCCAATTACTCTAACTTTCATTTCAACGTTTTCGAGATCTTTAAAAATCTCTTTAGTTGAAACGCCAGTGGTCATTGCATCAATACGCATCGCAACTAGATCTTCTGAAAGCTCTAATGTTAGATACAACACATTCAATCCTTGCAAACACCAATTCACACCTAAGTTTGCTAAGAACAAAGATTTACCTGCACCTGACCCGCCAGCAAAGATATTCAATTCGCCTCTGTTCATACCACCGAACAGTCTGCGATCAAGACTCGGCCAACCTGTGGATATTTGTCCGTTCTTATCTTTGATTCGCATTAGTCGTGCTCGGGGATCTTCAAAGTAGTCAGTACCAAGATCTTTAGTTAATGAAATCTGTACAGCTTCTTTGATTTTAGATTCAACTTGACCGTAGTCTTTCTTTTCCAAAAGATCTGCTGATTCAATGATTGCACGTTCAAGAGCTTTATGTCGAGTAAAGTTTTCAAACTCGTCCATAAGCCAGTCTTTGTGTCCTTCTTTAATGTCTTCAGGTTTTTTCAAGTCGGTTCTACAACTTGCATTGACCATGTCAAAGTCTGGCATTACAGAATATTCTTTGGACAGGTAAACCATAGGTCTTAGACCAATTAAAAGCATCGCTGATATCATTTACCATAGGAGATCCTTTTACATTTAGACTGGTATTCAACAGCATCGGGCATCCGGTCTTTGAGTGCCAAATCTCCAATAATTTTCTAAATTCTGGATTGTCATCCTTTCCTACAGTTTGAACTCTACTTGTTCCATCTTTATGAACTATCGCAGGAAAAAGATCTGGTCTACGGCAGAGAACTGTAAACTGCATATAAGGAGTTTTCTTAGAAGGCATATAGAAATATTCATTAGCAAATTCTTCTAAGATAGCAGGAGCAAAGGGTCTAAATTGTTCTCTTTGTTTTATATTGTTAACCAAAGATTTTATTTTAGGATCTCTAGGATCTGCTAACAGGCTCCGATTACCTAACGCTCTAGGTCCAACTTCTGCTCGTCCACGAGCTAACCCACATATCTTTTCTTTGATCAGATAATCGACTATTACTTCATTTGATGCCTTAGACGATATGTTACTACCTAAATAAGGTGTAAAGTTATCTAAATGATTTTTTTGATATGCTAAAACTGCACCTATACTGCTGCCGTTGTCTCCGGGTGCCGGCGGTATGTATACATTATCAAAATAATCAAACGCTATAGGATTTGCAGAACAATTAAGAGCACATCCGCCACCGATAACGAGATTATCACTGCCGGTCAAACTTTTTGCCATTTGCAGTATGCGTGTAAATGATTGTTCGTATGTGTATTGGGTAGCGGCTGCTATATCAAATCGATCTTGATCAGATTGTAGATCGGGTCTCCACCAGTTGCATCCCCTATGTAGATTTTTCTTAAACATAATAGGATTGTAACTTTCGGGATGAGGAAATGTTACAAAATCTTCTATTATATCTTTATATAAACGTTTGCGATCGCCATATGCAGCCATACCCATTAAAATATATTCTTCTTCATTTGGCTTAAGACCGCACCGCTGAGTCATTGCAGAATAAAACAATCCAAGACTGTCTGGGTAGATACTACTATAAATTTTTTTGAGTTTTTTACCTTCAGCTTGCCATATAGTTAAGGTTTCAAATTCTCCAATGGCATCTATTATAATAACGCATGCCGAATCGTAAGGACTTGTATAATAAGCATTAGCAGCGTGAGTGAGATGATGTTTAAAAGTTTTAACTGGAGCTTTTATTTCGTATTTCGCTAGATATTTTTTAATATTATTATCTTGTAGTCCCTGACCGGCAAAAAATTGTCTTAGAGTTTTTAACCAAGGTTTTTCATACCAACATACTAGGTCCGGAAATCCTCCAATCATTCTAGCATATTCAATAAGGTCTTCGTTGAGATTTGGATCATTTTTAATTTTGCTAAATCGTTCGGAATCGCTAGCGAATAGTAACTCGCCATCTTCAAATACCGCCAATGCAGCATTATGACTGGTTGCTGATATTCCCCAGGTAATCATTTGTAGATAAAAGGATCTCTTTCTTTTAATTCTTTAATTCTTTTTTTAATTTCAAAATATTCTTTGATTCTCTTAAACGGCCACAACAATATCTTAAACATCTCTTATCCTTTTTTCTAAATGGTTCTTTTGCATTTTTATTTTGATCTCTCCTTTTAAACTGGTCTTAATTAAATCAACTATCACAAACAGTTTACCGTATTTCTGTACGGCGTCTGCACAGTCTTTGACATCATTATCCCAATTAGGAAATGCTACACTCCAATTATAATGAATGGCTTTATTAATTAGTTGAAGTCCAGCTTCGTCTTGATCCGGAACAACAATAACTTCTGCACCTAAACTATTGATAATCCTAGCCTGTTGATCTGCAATATCGTTAGTTAATAAAGCCACACCGCCTATAGATAGTGCATCAAAAGGACCTTCACATACAAATATATACTTCTGATCTTCTTTTTGTTTATCAAAGTTGAAAACAAAGTGCGGATGCTGATCCGATAGATATTTAGGTTTACCACCATTGATTTTTCTAGCAGTATTACCTACAATGCGTCCTTGCCAACGAAATGGAACGATGACTCTATCAATATATCCAGACGTAGGGCTCCAATAAAAATCGTAGTTAAAAGGATTATCATATCCTCTACTTATTAGATACTGTAAAACTTCTATAAACTGAGGACCAATCTTTTCTTCGATTTCGCCTTCGATAACATCACTCCAATCTACTAAACTCATTGAGTGTTCAGGCAAGGGTTTATTTTCAAATTCTATCGTTGGTTGGTATTCTGCAGCTTGATAATCTTCGGCTTCGGTCTTCATTGCTTCAAAAACCATGGACTTTATGTCATCCTCACCGCCACCTAGCCAACGACTGAGGCTTTTCATCTTTTCGCCAAACGGTGATCCAGGTTGCCAGCCTGTGGTAAATTTGCAGTTAAAACAATTATAGACTATACCGTTACCGTCAAACCTGATACCTCCCCGTTTACGAGTATCTGGACTATGTCCTCGATGCTGGCAACAAGGTGCATTAAATGATGTCCACCCACTCGGACTGCTTTTTGCACGTGGTGGGAGTAACGAACGAAATTTATCTACGACTAACGGTACCGGAATTGATATTTTGATTTGGTGAAAGCGTATAGGTTCGAACACCGTTATAACTTACACCAGAATAGGTGATTCCGGTTATCCCGCCCAAGGAATTAGTAGCGGTAACTGTAATATTGAGATCATTGGCAGGAGATTCTCCTCCCAAGTTTGATCCTAAGATAGTTAATATCTGTCCTACCGAATAAGATTTTCCTCTATTACCAATATTAACAATGTAATTTCCCAAGATAGTTTGTTGTATAGTAAAACTAGCTATGGTATTAGGACTAGTTGGTTGATGTTTGATTCTTAACCAATTCCACTTTCCTGTTACATTAATATATTCTAGATTAGATTCATTGTAATTTTTCACAGACACATCGGACCAAACGTGAGGGACTCCGCCTTCACTTAAACTTCCTTGAACAGTAATAGTTCCCGTATAATTGTTCATATAAAGTTGAAATGTATGTAATGAATTTCCTGTTGTTATTTCTGGATTAGCGTTTATAATACTGCTAACATAGTATACAGGATCGTTATACCCTGTAGTAGCCGGATTAACATAATCAAATTTATTAATAACTGTACTAGAAACTAAATTTCCACTGATATCACCGTTTACTTCGATCAGTCCCGATACTTCGTATTGTGCATCGACATATAGCGGAGATTTTGACGAAACTGTATAATTATCATTATCTATATAGGTTCTAGACTCTTGTGTCAAAGAATAGTTATAGAAACCTAAATCTAGTTCTCTAACTTGATTTTCAGTGAGAATAACATAAACTTTACCAGTCGACAAGGACTGTACTGTACAATCTTTCTCGATGATCAATTCTTGTGTATCGGCTGAAACTAATTTAAAAACTATATAATAGTTTTCTACACTAGTTGCCTTTTCGTCGGAATTTCTTACCTGGAAATCTATCCTGTTATCTACACTTCTGTATATTTTTAAGTTTCTGTTATACACTCTACGATACCTCTCCGTTTTCCAGGCGCCGAGATTTGTAAATACATCAACTTTGTTTGGATATAAATAAACTGAGTTAAGTTGCATACCTTAGCGGCCCTTTATGCATATTTATCTATGAGAATTACAGAAAACTTACAAGACAACTTTCCTTTTATCAGCATAATAACACACGTAGCCCAAGAGTACGTGGGTGTTATTATCAATCAAGATCAGCAAATAACCAGTTTCTATGATTATACATCTATTCGTAGCGATTGGGAAAAAACTAAGTTCTTAGAACTCGGTGAGGCTTGGTGGTGGGAAAGTAACCGTCAGATTCCTATCAATATTTTCTTGCATCGAGAAATTGGCCCATTCAAGTACGCTATTAAAAACTTTAGTACAAAAGATGTTAAAGTTTTGTTGGGACCGTGTACTAGCTTAAATGATATTATAGTTAAAAGAATTAAACGAAAATCTATTACATTAATTAGAAAAGCAACTTAACTATATTCGTAACTAATCTGTTCACAAATTAAATTCATTTGAACGATGATAGCCATAGCGTATGCAGTGGCATGACTTTTCTTAAAATAATATTCATCGCTTTCTGGTTTCTGCCAAACCTCGTTCAAGATCTTCGACCAACTTTCTCCAACTAGGTATTTCTTGGCAGGTCGAATCATCGCCAGTATCGCTGCCAACTGTTCCACATTCGTCGGTTTCATTTGTCGCAATATACCACCATGCCCGTTGACGTGAAAGAGCAAGCTGACGAAAGAGTCGTCTTCTAGAAGATCCCATAATGGCTCCTGATTCATTAGTTGTTCTAAGTGTTCATCGTCTCGAACACCCTTGTATATTCCAACATTAAGAAAATCTATTTTAAAGAAACCTTTTTCTTCTGCTTCATTATATGGAACTGCGCAGAGATTTTCCTCTGCGCATACAGGCACCTGATGAAAATATACACCTGTATTATGTTTAGTTAATTTTTCTTTTTCTAATCGACTGGCAGGTATTGTCTTAAAAAATTTAAGGGCTTGGTCTCTGTCAACGAAATCTATATCAATATCAGGCATTACTGTAACCTTGTGCTTTCGAATAATAATAAAGGCAATGTTTCTGCAAGAAAGTGAGCGTACTCTTCTGCATCTTCGTCGTCGTCAAACCCAGAAAATTGTACCATTACTGTGTTATCTTCCGTGAGCCTAACTTCAATATCGATATCATCTCTAGAAATAAATTCTTCGTTATCTTTTAATTCTTCTTCTACAACAACTGGTTCTTGTTTTCGTTTAGGCATTATAAAATTTTCGCCTCCCTGACGATATCTTTTACTAGTTCAATGTCTGCTGGTAATGCTTTGAATTTTCTAACCCAGAATGTTGGATCTATTGTCGACGATATAATTTCCAACTGTTCGTCATTCATTTTTTTAAGCATTTCTTTACCAGACTTTGTATTTAATACCAGCCAAGGACTTACTAATCCCTCTTTTATATCGTGGGTCGCTCTGTTTAAATTTACATATTGAAAGTAGTGTTCCCACACCGAATTATTTGAATCAGCCCAATCCATCATAGTTTTTATTGATCGTTGTACTGCACTCTCTGATGGTTCAGATTTGATTAAATCTATGATATATGTTTCATATATCTCGTCTCTACACCAATGATCAAGTTTTATCCCACTCTTGACCACAAAGTCAATAAATCGTTCAGGATGAATAGGTGCAGTATTGACTAAAAAGCTTCCGAATTTTATAAAGGCAGTATAGTACGGACTAGAAGCAAAATCATCAAATGTTTTTTTCGATTTACCTTTTTGTGTAATATCGTAAAATCTTTGATAGGTTAATAAACCCGCTTGAACATGCTTTTCAGTTTTACTTAGATGTCGACGCTTTTGTTCACAAATATGCACTGCCAATGTTTTTTCTTTGGCAAAAACTTTCGAACAATATTCGCAATTATAACTTAATTCCATTGATTGTTTTTTTGTCCCAACCAAGGTCCTCGCAGTATTTTTTAATTTCTTTGTCGGTTGTAGTAATTGCAAGTGTTTCAATGTCTGACCTTTTCATATTAGGAAAAAGTTGAGCTAAAAATTCCTCTTTTTTATTCTTTTCTTTCTTAAGAGGTAACCATTCGTGAAAGTATGTTTGTTTGTTTTCCTTACTGCATACACACAAACTCATCCATTGTAGTTTAGGA